CACCGGAAACACCGATGTACCCTGAGCTGATTAAGTCCATTGTGGACAACATGAGCCTAGCTAACCGTGAAGAACTGATTGCTAAACTTGACCAAGCTAATCAGCCTAACCCAGAAGCACAGCAGGCACAGCAAGCGGCACAGCAAGCTCAGTTGCAGTTCCAAGCATCACAGACTAACGCTCTCAATGGACAGGCGCAAGAGTCTGAGGCTCGCGCTATGAAGGCTATGGCTGAAGCACAGGCTGTACCGCAGGAGCTTGAGATTGACCGTATACGTGCTGTAACAGCTAACCTACAGGCAGGTGATGCAGACGACAAGGAGTTCCAGAAGCGCCTTGAAATCTCTAAGCAACTCCTGAAGGAGCGTGAGGTTGCCGTAAAGGAAGGCAACGTAGAAGCTACACCAACACCGCAGGCTGAACCACAAGCTATGCCACAACCACAAGGATTACCGTTACAATGATTTTAACAAGTAAGATGTTTGAGGACGCTTTAGAGCAGATTAACGAAGCATTTAGAGAAGTCAACAAAAGAGTAGACAAGTTGGAAGAAAAAGTCAACACGAAGGAGGCTCCTAGTGGCAACACCAAGAAAGGGAAAGGCAAAGGTTAAGATTACTTCATCCGGTAAGAAGGTAAGCTACGGACAGGCAGGCAAAGCCAAAGGCGGAGGTGCTAGGGTAAAACCCGGCACTTCCAAAGGCGACAGCTATTGCGCTCGTAGCTTAGGCATTAAGAAAGGCTTACCTAAGAAGAAGCAGAACGACCCTAACACACCTAACAACTTATCACGTAAGCGTTGGAAATGCTCTGGCGCTAAGTCTAAGAGGAAATAGTTATGATGAAGAAAGGTAAATGTTGTAGCAAGTCAAAAGCACCTGCTAAACCTAAGCGTGGTGGACGTGCAGGTAAGAACAAAAAGAAAAACACTATGAAGGTACGCAGTAGTGGCTACTAAAAAGAAATCCACAGTCAACTCAGCAGGTAACTACACCAAGCCTACCATGCGTAAGAACCTCTTTAACAGGATTAAGGCAGGTACTAAGGGTGGTAAGGCAGGGCAATGGTCTGCACGGAAGGCACAGATGTTAGCCAAGGAGTATAAGGCTAAGGGTGGAGGATATAAGTAATGGCACTTAAGAAGACACAGAAGTCTTTGAAGAAGTGGACTGACCAGAAGTGGACTACAGCTAGTGGTAAAAAGTCCTCGGAGACTGGTGAGGTATACGCCCCTAAGAAGACAATAGCAAAGCTAAAGTCCACTGCGGCAGGCAAGAAGAAGCTCGCGGCGGCTAACAAGAAGAAAAGACAAGCCACGGCTAAAGGAAAGCAACACGCTAAGCATGGTTTGCACAAAGGTAAAAAAAGATAAAATAGTTCTTGACTTTTGCTTCAATATATGTTATAATAATACTATAGTATACTTTAAAGGATTGCGAGTACGCGGTCGGGTATACTTTAACTTTTACTTTTATTATATAACAAACTGTCCTTTAAAGGAGAAACAGTTAATGACTGAAACAGATAGAGAATTAGAAAAATACTACGAAGATATGCTTACTACGTTTCGTACTGACGGTTGGAAGACCTTAACGGAAGACCTACATACAAACGCAGAAGGTATTAACTCTGTAGAAGCAACTAAAGATGAGAAAGACCTTTACTTCCGTAAGGGACAACTTTATGTCATCTCTACGTTGTTAAACTTAGAAGAACACGTCCGTGACGCATACGACCGTCTAGGGGAAGACCCTGATGCCGCTCTTTGATTTTAAATGCGAAGCAGGACATACTAGCGAACGCTTTGTTAGTAGTGACACTAAAGAAGTAGACTGCCCTGAGTGTGGTCTTAAAGCAGTAAAACAGTTATCTTCTTTCGGGACTTGGACAGAAAAACATAACGGCATATCGTCGGACAACTGGGTCAAGAAACGAGAACAAAAGATGGCTAATGACCGTAAGGCAAATTCATAATGGTGTATGAACCCTTACATAATATAAACCTCCATAATACTAAAAGGTACGGAGTTTAATAATGGCAACATTTATAGATGACAAGCGTCTTGATGACGACAACAAAGAACAAGCAAGTAACATTGAAGAACTAGGTCAGGAAGCTCCGCAAGAGCCAACACCTGCACCCGAAGACGACATCCCTGAGAAGTACAAAGGAAAGTCAACCGCTGAGATTGTAAGGATGCACCAAGAAGCTGAGAAGCTCTTAGGAAAGCAAAGCGGAGAAGTAGGGGAGTTACGTTCTGTAGTTGATAGTTATATTCAGACACAACTTGACACAACACCAGTACAAGCAACACCCGCTGAAGACGAAGATATTGATTTCTTTTCTGACCCTGACAAGGCTGTCGAAAGAGCTATCGCTAATCACCCTTCAATTAAGAAGGCAGAGGAAACAACCCGTAACAACCAACGCAACACTGCGATGTCACAACTGAAATCACGTCATCCTGACATGGCTGATATTGTACAGGACAGTAAGTTTGTTGAATGGATTAAAAGCTCTAAGATTCGCACACAGCTATTTGCTCAAGCAGACCGTCAGTATGACTATGAAGCCGCAGACGAACTCTTTACCAATTGGAAAGAACGTCAAGGCGCTGTAGCTCAGACTGTAGCCGCTGAGAAGGACACCAGAAAAGCCGCTGTTAAAACTGCCTCTACAGGTAGCACCAAAGGAAATGGAGAACAGCGAGCGAGAAAGATATATCGTCGCTCAGACATTATTAAACTAATGCAGGACGACCCTGACCGGTATCTCGCACTGTCTGACGAAATCACACAGGCGTATGCCGAGAAGAGAGTCCGCTAACTAAACTCTTTTTATTATAAGGTATATATAACATGACTGATTCAACATATCCCAACATGGGCGGCGCGGTAGACAATACTTCTGCCGCTACTTTTATTCCAGAAATCTGGAGTGACGAAGTTGTTGCCGCATACAAGTCTAATCTTGTACTGGCTAACCTAGTTAAGTCTCTGAGCATGACTGGCAAGAAAGGTGACATCGTTCACATTCCTAAGCCTGTCCGTGGCTCTGCTCACGCTAAAGCCGAAGGAACTGCTGTAACCATCCAGAACGCTACTGAGGGTGAAGTACAGGTTGCTATCGACAAGCACTTCGAATACTCACGTATGATTGAAGACATTACTGAAACTCAGGCTCTTGCTTCTTTACGTCAGTTCTACACTGGCGACGCAGGTTACGCTCTGGCTAAGCAGGTTGATACTGACCTTCTTAACCTTGCTAAGTCTCTGGGTAATGGTGACGGTTCTTCTTACGTCAACACTGCTTCTTTCTACAACGACGCTTCTACTGGCTTGACTGCTTACGCGGCTGACACTGTTGCTGCTGCTGATGTATTTACTGATGAAGGCTTCCGTGCTTTGATTCAGAAGATGGATGATGCGGACGTTCCTATGGACAACCGTTGCTTCGTAGTTCCACCTTCACTGCGTAACGCTATCATGGGCATTGACCGCTACCAGTCTTCTGACTTCGTAGATGGCAAAGGTGTTCAGAACGGTCAGATTGGTACTTTGTACGGCATTGACGTATTTGTATCAACTAACTGTCCTATCATCGAAACTGCGGCTCAGAACAGCGCAGGTGGTCAGATTCGTTCAGCACAGCTTCTGCACAAGGACACTTACGTTCTGGCAGAACAGCAGGGCGTTCGTTCACAGACTCAGTACAAGCAGGAGTTCCTCGGCACTCTGTACACTGCTGACACTCTGTACGGCACTAAAGTTCTGCGTCCAGATGCAGGCTTCTCTCTGGCTGTAAACGGCTAAGTAACAAACTGGGGGCATCCATAAGGGTGCCTCCTTTTACTTTCGGGCTATCACGCCTTCTTATATACACATAGGAAAATTATTATGTCTACTTTGACAGTTGATGCAAATTCAAAACCAATTCAAGTTTTACGTCCTACTACCACTTCTAAGATTACCATCTCTGGTACTTCTAACGCGGCTAACAGTTTAGGTGCGAACACACGCGTTGCGCGTATCGTTGCTACTGTTGACTGCTTCTATAAAATTGTCGGCCCTGCGGCTGTTACCGATGCTTATCTCCCTGCGAACACTATTGAGTATGTTCACGTATATGGTGGAGAAAACATTGCTGTAATTACCGGCGGTGCTTCAGGTTCTGCATACATTACCGATATGGTGTAAGCCATGTACGGTTTAGGTGTAAACAGACTAGGCGTTAAAAACGCTAATGGGTTTAGTCCTGCATCTCTGTTTGCCGGTGGCGAGCAGGGCGCTTGGTATGACCCCTCTGATTTATCAACTCTATTCCAGAACAGCGACGGCACTACTGCTGTAGCTGTTGGCGACCCTGTTGGATACATAGCAGACAAGTCAGGTAATGGTAATCACGCTATACAGGCTACATCCACTAAAAGACCCACTCTACAACAAGATGGCAGTCTTTATTATTTAGACTTCGGCGGTGATGATGGATTACGTACATCTGATATTGACTTCACTGGCGGCGACCAGCTAACTGTATGTTCTGGGGCTAGAAAAGACCCGAACACAACAATGGTTGTTGGCGAGCTTTCTGATGTTATCGGCTCTAATAATGGTGCATTTAGATTAGCATCTCTTGGCAATACTTGGCGTTATGGCTCAAAAGGCACGTCTACTGTTAATGTCAATGCAACTACTTACGCCGGTAATTCATTAAATGTTCTCACAGGACTTAGCGATATAAGCACTCCTGTAGCAACTATACGTGTTGATGGAGTTGAAAAAGACACATCATCTACTTCCCAAGGCTCTGGCAACTTGGGTAATCATCCATTAAATATAGGCGCAAGAGGTAACGGTACAAGTCTTTTCCTTGATGGACGTATTTATGGGTTTGTAATTCGTAGCGTACTTTCTACTGGCGCAGACCTGACTAACCTAGAGGCTTATATGGCGGCTAAAACAGGAGTGACAATATAATGAGTGTATGGGCAACTATTATTGTAACTCGACCAAACCAAGCGGCGGCTCAGGCTTTAACCTCTAACGATATGTTTATTGCAGGTTTAAAAAAGAATTTTAGTTATTACTTTTTTAGCTCTGGATACTTTTCTGAAGAGCATTATAACGCGCTACTTGATAGCGGTTTAATTCATAGTATAGAAACAGACTCTACTATTAGACCGTCAGAAACATTTAACGAATTAGGAATGATACGTGTTGTAGAGGAGGACTAATGCCTACTTCTATTTTAAGGGAAGTACAGACTTTAACTCTAAGAACTATTGAACTATAAACTAGGAGGGCGTTGTGCCTACTAAATTAATTACAAAACAAAGTACTTCAGCAGGTTCAGCGCCATCTGCAAGCGACTTAGAACAAGGTGAACTGGCTGTCAATGTTACAGACAAAAAACTTTATACAAAGGACGGTAGTAGTGCTGTTGTTCAATTGACAAACAGAGCAGAGCTTGTTTCTGTTAAAGACTACGGCGCAAAGTGCGACGGTACTACGGACGACACTACAGCTATTCAGGCTTGCTTAACGGGCGCTCCTGAAGGTTCTTATGTGTACTTTCCGTCTACCTGTCTTATTAGTAACGAACTAACTGTAACTCGTAAGCTGACACTACAGGGTACGGGTACAGGTAAAGCTACACTGAAAAAGTCTGCTTCTTTTCCTGATGTACCTGCTTTAACAATAGGTGATGGAACTAACGGTTTATCCGGTGTTTCTTTGTTTGATTTCTTTATTAACGGGAACAAAGCCGCAGGCGCTCAGGGTTCAGGTTTAAGGCTACAGAAGCTAGGTTCGTTTAACCTAACTAACTTTAGATGTACTAACAACAAGCGATGGGGAATGCTTAGAGACGGTTTATGGTTATCTACGATGACTAATGTGTCTCTTGTTGATAACGGTACTGCTCCTGTTTATACTAGAACAGGCGCAGGTACTGGTGGCGACCCTTATGTTTACACTGTTGATAGTTCTGCTCCTAATAATGGGCAAGCGTTTGGTGGTGGTGTTAAGGATACGTTTGTTACGAGAGAAACAAGTGACCTAACTGTTATTAACTTTAATTCTAATCGTAACTCCAACACTCAGATGCTTTGGGATAATGCGACAAGCGCTGTTAATCGTATGGTAGCTTACTATCAGTTAGGTGGTGAGTATGGAACTAACGACGCGGAAGAGTTTACTTTACCTTTAACAGACTCAGGCGGAAGCGCTGTTCCTCAATCGCCTGTAGTTCGTTTACGTTGTGCAGACCGTTCGGGCTTTATTGGTGTTCGTTTTAACTCAGCAACAGACACCTATGTAAACGATTTACAGGTAGGTAGTACTGTAGGTACGTTCTCTGACATTGAAAACTTAACATTCTCGTCTTGTCACACACAGAAGACACACAGCAGTTCAGATGCTTTCTTTGGTGTAGACCTTAAGGATAACATTACAAGCGTTTTCTTTACCAACCAAGACCACAGAGGTACTGATAAGTTTATGGACATGACCGACTTAACGTCCGGTATAGTGTCTATATCAGGTTGTGAGACTATTCCTTTAACGGATATTGTTGACCCTAACGGTTTGGTGTCAGGTACTCATATACCTAACTCAGTTATTCGTACAGGCTCAGGTTCACCTAACGGGAATGTTTCGGCAAGTATCGGTTCTTTGTACTTACGTACTGACTCCAATGCTGAAGGTAATCTCTACACTAAAACATCAACTACCGGCAACACTGGGTGGACACCGCTTACTAACTAAAGGGATTTATCATGGTCGAGGAAACTAAACAAGCATTAGATGTAGTAGCGGTATCGACAGGTATAATGTCAGTAGCGGCGTGGCTACCACCTATTGCGTCGTTGTTTACAATCATCTGGATGGGCATTCGTATTTACGAGTCCGATACAGTACAACAGCTTATAGGTAAAAAGTAATGTCAATCATCAGTGCGCTTATACAACCAGTAACATCTATATTAGACAAGGTAATCCCTGACGCTGATACTAAGCAACGTATAGCGCACGAGATTGCCACACAAGTACACACAATAGCACAGGCACAGATAGAGGTAAATAAAGCTGAAGCACAGAGTAAAGACTTATTTGTCGCAGGTTGGCGACCCGCTGTGGGTTGGACTTGTTGCCTTGGAATGGCGGGTAACTTCCTTGTTATTCCGATGGCAAACTTTGCGCTTGCTTTATCCAGTTCTTCAATCGTTATTCCCCTTATAGATTTGTCAACTATG